TGAGATATATTTAATGAATTACTTAGCCTTAGAGTATATCTACCAGTCTCAATCCAATTAATATTAGCAAAGTCTGTTAATCCATCTATTGTAAAATTTCTAATATAGTCTGGATATGCATCTGATAATTCTGGAATATTACCGATAGATAGTGTTGCATTAGAAGTAATTACAGGTATATCTATTGATAAAAACTCTTCCTCCCCAATTTTTGCAGATAAAATTTGATTTTCTAGATTTAATGCAATATTAATAAGTCCATTTGACAACGTTTCTGTTTCAAGTAGTTCGGTGGGTGTCTGTGACACATCTTCTATAAGCATCACTTTTAATTTATTAGATCTTTTTTGTAAGGCAATGCCGTAGCAGTTCAGCACCCCGCCTATTAATAGTGCGGTTCCATCTCCACTATTATCGTCAAGGACCGTCTGAAATCTTATAGTAGATGATATAGGATTAAAGTACCCACCTATCTGAGATAGTGGTAGAAATGCAGAATCATAAAACTTTATTCCATTCTTATTTAGTGTTGCTTCTCCGCCATCATTTCCAATAACTACAGACTCTGTAGATAGGGCAGACATTAATAGTGATGTTTGATCATAAGCAAGATTATCTAGAGTAGCATTTAAAATATTTTCAGAAGAAAGAATGTTTATTTCTGATTCAGAAAGACTACTTGAATAATTAATATCAAATCTATCCGCCCCATACTCTATAGCAAGTTCGTCTGGGTTGTCTGATATTCCATAAAAATATCTATTTAATCTTTTCTCATCTCCAATATCGTATGAATAAAATCCTATGTCTGAAATAAAAATTGGATCTGAATCATTTAGATTTTCTGACCATGTTGATAAAGAATTTGATTTTTCTAGCAGAAGCGCATCGCATAGGAATTTTTGCCCGTTTGTTCCAGAAGATGGCTGAATAATTTTAACTCTAACTACTGAAGTATATATGTCTGGAGTAAATTCTAAACTAACTCTTTGCCAATTATTATTGCTTAAAACAATATTTTGAGTAGTTGATTTTAACAAATTTTCAGACTCGTATGAATCATATTCCTCACATATAAGACTCAGGGTGGAGGACTCGTTAGATGAAGGTATTTTTACATACGCTGCAAGATAGTATGACTCATAAGGAACTACTGGGTAAAAGTCTACTGATTGAACTCCTGAATTAGATGTTGCTTGCTTAGTAATTTGTAAACACTTAGATCCAGAAAAGTAATCAGAGGTAATGTATTCAATAGAAGAATTCGTGGCCTGCCAACCAAATTCTGAATCCTCGAAAGAGGAGTTGGTAAGAAGATTGACTGATCTGGATGCTGGCCCAACTACTATTGTTGGGGTAATTCCTTCGATAACCCTATCAAATTGAAAATTAGATCCAAGGTCCAGGAACGTCGATAAATTTTCATCTACATATAAAAATATGGTTTTTTGAGAATAAACAACATTAACGTAATGCTGCATGTCCCAATTATTTATCTGAACAAAACTTCTGCTACCAAGATAGTCTATGTATAGTTTGTCGTTCTCTATGTAACAACTTATAAATGCGCCTATTTTTAATAACTGATGCCTATATGATGGAGGATTTTCTAAAGTAAACCAGAAATCTATTGAAGCACTTTTGCCCTCTGATCCATTAATAAATAATTTATATGGATTAGATATTTCTAATATCGCGTCCCCGCTAAGTCTTACTGACTCTGAACCATTAAAGATAATTGGCTTACTTTTTTGATAATTAATATATCTTAAGGTTGCATCATTTTGATATTGTTGATCATACATTGCATATAGAGGTCCCTCAAAAAACTGAATACCGTCACATATAATTAGATCTGAAGATAGTCCTGTATCTGTAACAACTCCCCACGACGCAAAATAGTTTGTTGATGTTCCCGTGGGAATAGTCTCAGTATGATATATGGTTGTCCACTCTGTACTAGATACATCGAACTCCTGGCCAAAAGTTACTGGTTGAGATAAGGTAGACCCACTTTGAGTAGTAAAATATTCTATCCTTATTCGTGCTTTCCTAGACCCAGAAGTGTTTTTCACTCTGGCTACCATTGTATAAGTAATTCCATATGATAATTGTGGTCTAGATCCAGAAGAAATTTTGAATCCTGCCTCAGAGGTAGAGGATGGATCTATTTGCAAACTTGCTGTTCCTGCCCATGAATCAGAGGTTACCCTAGATATAGATGTATTGTCTAAAGCAGTCCATCCAGAAGTAGATGACTCTATAGAATATTGGTTGGCGGTAAGTAAATTTTTTCTAGATACGCTTGGACCTCCCCAATAACCTAAGGGAAGATCTGACAACACTATATCTGAATATGCCATATTATCAACTACTTAAATTTACATTCACCATAACCTATTTATAGGAATTGGCACATTTTAATTATACCAGAATACGGGGCAAATGTACCTCTCCCCGCCGTAGGCAGGCTTTGGATCATGAATGTATTCGCCTATGGATGGAAAAACAATCATGCTTCCAGCCTCAGGCTTTATTGAAAATTCTTGATTCGGAAATTCTAGTTCTCCTCCAGAGTAATTATCATTTAAATATAAAACTCCAGATATATGCGCTCCAGTTTTTTCATCAGTATGAGGACCCATAAACTTTCCCTCGTCATATTTAGATATTGAAATTGGAGACTGCTCTCCTAAATCAATACCTCTCTTTTTTGAATAAAATTTTCCAGCCATTCTTATAGAAGAAAGAATAGATCCATATATAAATTTTGATTCATCAGATGAATTTATATAATTTTCTAAATTAATTCTTTTGGTTTTCCCAAAAATGTAGTCCCCGTCTGATGACTCCCATGTAATCCAGGGTCCAATTAAATCACTCTCTGATCCAGACCCTTCTATTAATTTAACAATATAGGATGGGTTTTCTAGAATATTTTTATAATAATAAATATTATCCCTATACACTTCTGGTTTATTTAATAAACTACGCAAATTTATTACCTTTAGCCCATTCTTCTCTTTGCTTTCCTTGCTCTTCTCTTATCCCCCTAACCTCTTCTTCCCACTCCGCCTTTAATTCATCAGAATACTCTGATTCCTCAAAGTCCCAAAATGAAACCATAGTATATCTTACCCCACTTGTGATTTCTGACACACCATGAATATTTTCTACTCCCCCTGGAAAAACTATCAGAGAATATGGGGTTGGCCTTATACTTATATCATGTTCTGGAAAGAATAATTCTCCACCCTCATAATCGTCATTTAAATACAGGACAGCAACATATTTATTAATTTGAAAAGAATTTGGAACTCCGTCAAAATCCGAGTTATCTGAGTGTGGAGAAGCAAATCCTCCTACATCCCATTTTTGAGCATGTGATGTATTTGCTTTTACTTTTCTTCCAAATACAAGTTCTACCGATTCCTTAAATTTTTCTTGAATTTTTTGAAAAAAATCTGTTGGAAGATTGTATTTTTTTAATTCTTCATCGCTGTGATGCAGACCCATTCCAGATGATCCATAAAATGCTATTGGACCCCACAGTTCAGAGTAGTACTCAAAGTACTCAGCCATACTTTTTGCTGTATCTTTATCTACAAAATTTGGTATTTCTATAATCTTATTATGAGTAATTCCTAACTCACCTTTAGAGTTTTCTTCATCTTTATATATGATAAAACCATCAGTTGAAATATTTTCAATGATCACGGCTGCCTCTCTCCATTATGTTTTACTATTGTCCAGAAAAATGGAACAGTATATCTTATGCCAGATGTTATTTCTGTAACACCATGTATATAATTCATATCTCCTGGAAAAAAATATGCTGCACCCTTCTTAGGCTTAAATTTAATATTTTGTTTAGGGAAGTATAACTCCCCTCCTTCATAATCATCATTAATATAGAATAGCCCTGCTAAGTCATACCAGGGGAAATCATTAGGAGTTCCAGCATCTGGTCCATCATGTAACTCTTTATCCGCATGTGGCATTTGTAATTGTCCAGGAAGCCATCTAACCATTGCTGGACTAGTTGGTTTAGCGTCTACCTCAAAGAGGTCATCTACTCTTTTCTTTAGTCTTTCAACCATATTCATAATTATTTCAATTATTTCTTTATTAGTTTTTTCTATATTAGGAAATGTTACTACACGATCTTCCCAGTATGATGCATCATAAATTACAGTTCCATTTTCATTATAGTGCGTTTCAGTTTTGTCCCATATTTTATTATTTCTAATGAAATTGTTTAATTTTTCTAATTCATCATCATAAATAAAATCAACAAGTTCTACTATATTTTCTGATGAATCTCCAAAGAAGCCGGATGGGGTAATTGATACTGGGTTGTCCTTATTGTAATTTGAATATTCGTCTTCCATTATAAATACTTTCTTCTAGACCAAATTTTGTTTAAATATATTCCGCCATCTGGCTTTCTATATTTTTTAGAGTTTCTAATATTTCTTTTTATTATATCATCAGCATTTAATTCAATATATTCTGATTCCCAATCACTTCTCCCGAACGGGAGTAACTGTAAGAATGGGGTTCCAGATGGGATAGTTCCCTCCCAGCCCTTTTTTATAAAAAATGGAACAGTTCCAGGAAGATCTATTTTATCTTGATCCACAATTCCAGTAGTATTTAAAAATGGTAAATCAAATCTATTAAATGGATGTGAGTATAATAAGCAATTTCCCTCTGGTAACGATGTTCCCCAATCTGGCCACCAAGCGAAATGTTCTTCATGATATCCGACAGGGGTTGGAAACCCTGGCATACTATTTCTTACCTGTATAAAATCTTGATAATTTGTATCAGAGATAATAGGACATAATTTATTTTCTATTATTTTAAATTCAATATCACACGGAGTTCTTAGAAAATAACCTGTAGTCAATATATCATATAGTGCTGGACACGCCTTCCAGGATGGAATCTTTCCGCCCTCCTGATCAATGTAATACTGATTATTATGATCTTTTGCGTATCTATCTGCAT